ACCCGGCAACCCTTGTGTGGGCGGCGGGCACACGGACGCTGACGGGCTTTGGTTTCAGCGTCACGGTCGGCACCAACAACGACAAGACGGGCTATGCACTGGCAGTCACCCCGCCGACCGTTGCCAACATTTGGGATGCAGCTACAAGCGGCATGGCTACCGTTGGCTCAGTGGGCAAGCGCATTGCCGACTATGTGGACGCCGCGGTCTCAAGCAGGCTGGCGACCAGTGGCTACACCACACCAGACAACACGAGCATTGGCACGATCCTAAGTCGCGCCGATGTAGCAATCAGCACCAGAGCGAGTGGGGCGGATTACACGACCGCTCGGGCTGTCAAACTCGACAACCTTGATGCGACCATCAGTTCAAGACTAACTCCTGCTGGCATCACAAGCATGCAAGCCGATGTGACGGCAATCAAGACACCGGTCACTACAAACCTTGATACGACGATCTCAAGCCGACTTGCTCCTGCTGGCATCACAAGCATGCAAGCCGATGTGACGGCAATCAAGACACCAGTTGTTGCCAACGTCGATGCGACGATTAGCTCGCGGCTTGCGGGCAGTGCCTACACGCCGACTACCGCCATGAGTGCGGATGTCGCTACCATCTTGAGTCGCACCGATGTGGCAACCAGCACCAGAGCCAGTGGGGCGGATTACACGACCGCTCGGGCAGCCAAGATTGACAACCTTGATGCGACCATCAGTTCGAGGCTTGCGCCTGATGGCATCACGAGTATGCAGGCCGATGTGACGGCAATCAAAACGCCAGTCGCCACAAATCTTGATGCCACCATCTCAAGCAGACTCGCTCCGGCTGGCATCACCAGCCTGCAAGCCGACGTGACGGCAATCAAAACGCCAGTCGTTGCAAATCTTGATGCGACCATCAGTTCGCGTCTTGCCTCCAGCACGTACACGCCGACGACTGCCATGAGCGCAGATGTCGCCACGATCCTGAGTCGCACTGATGTGGCAACCAGTACGAGGGCTGATGGATCTGCATATACAACTACAAGAGCCGCCAAGCTTGATCGGCTTGATGTGGCGGTCTCAAGCCGTGTCAGTGCGGGCACGGGAGCCATTGCGTATACCACCACGGTGACTGCACCAGCCACAGGTGCACCAATTGAAGGTGTCGCCGCGTGGGTCACGAGCGACAGTGCGGGGACAAACGTCATTGCGGGAACACAGTACACTAGCGCAAGTGGGACATGCACGTTTATGCTTGATGCAGGCTCATACTATATGTGGCTGCAAAAGACTGGCTGGAACTTTTCAAATCCAGTCTCTATTACAGTGAGCACGTAAATGCCTACATCTCAAGTGATTGTCCCTTCTCCAGCAGCAAGTAGCAGTGCGGCATCAAATAGCAATGTAGTGAGCAGAAAGGAATTGCGTCGCTATATTGCTGGGCCTTGGGGACTTGGTGGCCTTCATAGTGGCATTGCATCAGATGGAACAAATCTGGTGCAGGGACTCAAGCAACTCGTCGATCAAAGTAGCGATGGACTTATAGATACTGCATATGATTCTGATAGATTTGAGCATGGATGGCTCATGAAGCTTAATAGCGATGGAACATCAGAGTCTCATAGAATTGCTTCTTATAGTCCAAACGATGGAACAATAACCATTGGGCGAGAATTTGTAGCGCAGCCTGTTTCTGGTCAAACAGAATATGAAATTCATACACATGGAATGAGTCCGATTGATATCAATGCGGCAATAGACTGGGCGTGCAATACCGCGAGGCTCGGCGCGTGGGTAATGCTTGGCGGCCTTGTTGCTGACGGAGACATGCAGTACAGCACTCTTGAATCATGGACAACTTCTGGAGCGACGGCCCAGAAATTTGCGCTTGTGGCCGGTGGGCGCGCACTGAGTGTGACAGCAAGCTCGGCAAATGGCTATGCTCGGAGCCTGTCTTTTGCAGTGTCGCCGCTCAAGACATATAGGATCTACGCAATTGGCACGCCGAGTACGACAAGTGGCTCGCTGAGTGTTCAGGCATGGAGCGACTCGGGGCAGGTGTCCGTCACATGGTTTGGGGGCAGCACGGGGACGGTCACAGGGCACGAAGGATTTTTTGGCGGCTCTTTTCTTGTGCCAGATGGCACGACAGTAATGCATGTGAGGCTCATTGGAAGCGGCACATGGACTGGAGTGGCCGTCTACGAGAACATGAGCAGGGGTGCGGCGCTGCCCGCATGGTGCATGCCTTATGATCAAGTCATCATTGGAGTTGCATACATTGATGGTGCTGGAGGTCGCGGCACAAAGGAGTATCGTGTAATACCGGGGCTTCCTGAGCCAAAGGGTGGCTGGCTAGAATTTGTGCCATCAGACTGGGGTGGCCCAATTGCACTCAATGTTGCTATTCCTTTTGCGATTCCTTCTGATGACAATGCTCTCTTCCAAATGAGCGCAAGAGACTATATTGCGACAGGTGCTTTGCGCTTCATCTATACGGGCCTGTCGCGGCCAAGAACTGTTGATACGAGCCGCTACGAGGCAGGCAGGCTCAAAGTCGAGCGAGAGTGGCAGGCATATCAGCGTGCAAGAAATCCGCTCGCATCTAAGAGAAATTCTTGGGGCAAGCGCTAGTGTCCGGCAAGGTCAGAAACATAGGCACGCTAAGAATTGATGGCGTGTCATATCAGCTCGTTCCAAACGGTGAAGGCTGGACGTACACGTACACGGGTGTGGCAAGCGTGTCTCAGCAGACATCACCAGAGGAGCAGATTCTGGCGAGTGCACCTCCGGGCTACAAGCGCACGGTTGGCTGGCTTGATTGGACAGCGGGCACAGTCGGACCAGACATCTATTCGCCGAACATGAAGTATCTTGCTTCAGGAGAAGGTCCGCAGACCGAGCTTGCAAGAAAAATTGTAAGGCCCATGCAGAAGAGGCGCATCGAGCTTTCTTCTGCAAAAGGGCGTGTCATAGATTTTTTTGAGTTTGACTTTCATGACGGCACCACGGGCCTGTATGTGGTACAGGCAGGAGGCGTGGTAAGGCGCATTACTACAGGCCTCAACGCGGAGGCAGTTGCCGCGCAGAAGACCACAGTCGGCACAGGAGGCGGAGACTCAGCGGGCGTCACTCTTACGACAAGGACGCTCACCGAAGCATCACCGCCATGGACATGGTCCATTGGTGGCGGGAACACAAGGACGGGCGTGCTCTTGGGGGCGAAGGACGCAGCAGTCGTGCGCTGCTACGAGAGTGCATCGACTGCGGGTCTCCTTGTCTGGGAAGAGGACACTGGAGAGGCATCCGGTGGGGTGAATCACAACCCTGTAAGGTTCACGCACTGGACCACAGGGGTCTACTCAAACGAGGCCGTAGGCGGCGAGTACTTGTGGGCAAGCACTGCACCAAACTTTGTGCCAGATGTGGGTGGGACCGCAACCAAGCAGGCCATCTGGCCGCTTATTCAGGAGCAGGATCCATTCATTTGGGATAACTGGGTTGCAGAAATATCACCACTGAGCCTAGATCCGGGCCTGCATAGAATTACTGGTATTGCTGCATTGCGCGACATGATTGTGATTACAACAAGTGTAGGCACAGTCTATCGAGTAAAGACAGACGCGGCAGGCGGAGTGCCAGCTCCCGTGCTTGATAGGCGTGCGGCCGTGCCTGATCCTGATAATGGACGGACGATGCGCGTGTGGAATGGGCGGCTCTTTGTGCCTACGCCTCGTGGCCTTTTTATGTACGTGGAGTTTGACGGACAGGTCGGCGGCACCCTTGTGTCAGTGGGACCTGAGTGCATCAAGGGCCATAACGGGCCGGTTCGAGGACACTCAGTCATTTATGGTGGCGACCCCGAGTGGCTCTATGCTGCATTCTGGAATGGCACTGACTCATATATTTTGAAAGGGCGACTCCCAGAGCAAGGCGAGGAGGCTCCGGGTCGCATGATATGGCACAGCGCCTGTGCATATATTCCAAATGAGAGAGTCACTGCGCTGCATGTAACAAGTCCAAATGCATCGACAAATCCGATACTGTGCATTGGTACTCAGACGAATCCCACGGGGACTCAGCTTATACCGAGTGTGCATTTTGTCACACTGCCAAGACCGGGCAAGACGCTATTGACAGACAACAACTTGCGCTTTGATGTGAGTGGGCTGAGCGCAACATTGCCAGACCATGACTGCATGCTTGCAAATATCAAGAAGACATTTATGAGAGTATCTGTCACGTCTCATAATGTTAGCGCAATAAATCCAATTGATGTATATGCAAGAATTGATGAGAGCCAATGGGCAAGAGTTGGAGCAATAAAAGATTCGCCAATTGCAGACCTGTCATTGCCAAGAAATCTTACAGGATATAAGCTTGGACTAAAGCTCGTATTTCTTGGAAATGACAACACTGTGCCGAGCTTCGTGCAGGCAGTAGGGGTAGATTTTGTGGCACATATGCCAGCATCAAAATTTATTGACTGTGACGTGTTTATAGCTCAGGGACAGACAGTAGTGACTGGAGCGAACCAGTACTCTGGAATGAGCAGGGTCGCACTGCTAGAAATGCTCAAAGACAGCTCTAGGCTTCTTGCCGTAGTTGGTCCAGATGGCATTGAAAGGCAAGCACAGTTCGACAAGACTGCGGGCCTCACATGGTCTTGGGTGGATCAAGCCACACCGGACGCACAGTCAGGATTTCGTGCCAAATTTAGACTCAACATATACGACGACTTTGTATTGCAGCGGGCAGCACTGTATGATACGGATCCTTATACCGAGGGAACATTCGTTTCATACTATGACATGACAGGCTAAAGAGGCACACAATGAGCTTTGACCGAGAGCTGGGGACGACAGTCCGCAAAGAACACATATTGCAAATCGTCAAGGCTTGGGAAGGCGATGAGAGCTACGGTGTGCCCCTCGCACTGACTGCTGTGAGTTCGAGCACAAGCCCCGCGCTGTCAGTCAGAAATAGATCGGCGAGCGGCGTGGGACTGCTTGTAAGAAATAGCAGTGACACTGGTGACTTGCTGCGGGTCACTGACTCGGGAGCCGCGTTCTCTTTTCAGCCGGGGTCCATTAATGGCTCTGGTGTGGTCACGCCGAGCATCACGCTTGGTGGAGATAGTGACACAGGCTTCTGGCACCCCGGCGGAAATGATAATAACGGCAATATATCAATTGCAAGTCAAGGCGCGGAGGTCGAGCGCTGGACACCTACTGCACATACAGTGTATTTGCCGACAACAATTGACGACCAGAATGCAAATGCCGATGGGCTTTCAATCAAGCCGGTCAATGCGGCTGGTGCGTCGCAGGCAGGCCCAAGGCTTGTGCTTCAGGCGACCGCACTGAGCGGAGCCACAGTCAATGCAAGGGACTTTATTTTGCGTGTGAGCACCACGGCGGCTGATGGCACGGGGAAGCTCGAAGTGCTAACAAGGCTCAACGGCGGAGCAGAGACCGTCGTCATGAGTCTTACGGACAGTGGCACTCTCAGCGATTCATTCTCGACATCAGTAGGCAAGATGTGGCTTTGCTCTTAAAATAATAATACTATAGAAAGAAAAAGGCGTGGACATTGATTTGCTTCTTGGAATTGCAAGGGAGTCTCCGGGTGTCATACTTACAGTACTAGCACTATACCTTTTTAAAGTAGTGGTAAACGACATGAAGCATGATGTTGAGAGCATGAAGCACATGCTCGGGCAAATTCAGTCGTCTCTTGCAAAGATTGCAGATACAATTGAAAGGGCAGAGAAGCGTGGAAATTGAACTGAGGTCCACAAAATTTAAGACATCGACGCCTCATGGAACTATTCGAAAGATCGCGGGTGTTGTGCTGCATCACACAGGCACGACAAGGGCAGTCGAGTGCCACAGTCAAGGCTCATGGCATTTCATCGTCGATAGAGATGGGACTGTCTACAATGATGTGGACACGAATGATATTGCTTGGCATACCGCATATACAAATAGATGGAAGCCAAAGTGGGTTGATGCCAGCGCGCCGTGGTTCACTGGCAGCGCAATCAATGCGTGCAGTATCGGCATTGAAATTGTGAGCCATCCAGACTTGCCAAACTTTAAGGGCTATACGAATGCGCAGCTCGCAGCACTTGGCGAGCTATTCAGAAAGCTATGGGTGGATCACGGTGACCTGTGGTACGTAGGCCATGGTCAGGTGCAGCTTGATCGGCGCAGGACCGAGCCGGACGACTTCCCATGGGACAGATACTTCCTGTGGGACGACAACAATGGATATAGATACGTTCATGATATTGGGGGCAATGAAGAAATGACCGACACGCAGCGTGGCATTCTTGCGGCGGCCGAGAGGCAGGGCCTCAAGGAAGAGGCCGACATTGACCAGCTCGTCGGGCGCTACAATCTGCTGGCTGAGCAGGTCGAGAGCCTAGAGCATTTGCTTGCTGAGGCGCAGGCAGAGCGCGATGCAGCCATTGCGGCCAAGGAGGCGGCAGATGCGCGGGATTGACAATGAAGCAGTCATGACGTATGTTGCTGCGACACTTGGTATTATCTCGTGTCTTGCAACAATCTACGGGGCACTTGTCATTGGGGACAATGACTACAGTGTGGCGCTCGTTTCTATGAATGGGGCGACGACTGCGTTTTTTCTGACATTGCATGCGAAGAAGACGCTAGGTGGTCCACCTGATGGACCGGGAGTGGCGTAATGGCTGGTAAGACTGGGACGAGAATGCCGTCGAAGAAGATGGCAGTCGTGGTTGTCATCGGCACCAAGGGGCCGAAGAGCATCGGGCGCAAGCCCAGTGCGAAGAAGTACTGAGATGGCACCGGAGCATCGTGGCTTCAAGGAAGTGCAGGCAAGCATCGCAAAGAAGGGTGGCTACAGCATGGAGGCGGCAGGAGCAATTCTTGCCAGCGCCAGTCGCAAGGCTAGCCCTGCTGCGAAGAAGGCAAACCCCCGGCTGAACAAAGTCAAAGGCTAGTAAAGGAATAATACAAGAATGTATGGGAAGAAGACTGCTCCTCCGAAGAGAATGCCTGCCGGGCATGACGGCAAGACTAAGTGCCATTGCGGAATGAAGAAAGGAAAGTAGTATGGTAGCTCGTAAGAAGCCGATGATGGAAAAGGAGCCGACCACTCGGGCGGGCATGGCAGCGGACATGAAGAAGGACGCGGCCATGGCAAAGGCAATGGGAAGCAAGAGCAAGGCCCCGGCCAAGCCTGCTGCCAAGGGTGGTCGCCCTATGCCCCCGTGGCTCGGCAAGTAGCCACAAAGAGAAATGCCCCCGAGCATCTGAGATGCCGGGGGCTTTCTTTTACAGGCCGGACTCGATCACGAGCCAGCCGATTGATTTTGGGAAGGCCCGCTTTACGAGACTATGGACTACTCGTGCGTAGTCTCGGATCTCGTGCTGTGCGTCATCGCTGAGCCTCTGATTCAAGAAGTGGGCGATGGCGTGGAGACTGCCGGTCCAGCGCCATGTAGTGTAGAGCGCATAGGCTGGCAGGAAGAGTCGAGCCTGCTCAGCACAGATGCCAGCGTCGAGAGCCTCTTCATAGAGGAGTACGCTGCGAACCACGTGGCTCGTGAGCAGGGCCTCTTGCCTTGCGCTCTCTCGTGTGGGGGCTGGGCCGCCTGAGCCAGCCTTCGACGAGGCAGGAGCGAGCCGCCACTCAAGCGGCACGTAGAATTGCGGAGGCATGGTCACGTAGCGCCTTGAGGCCTCGTTGCGCGCGTAGAGGCTGTCGCTGCTGTCTTCCTCGCCCGGCTCACTGTGGGCACTGCCCACGCGATACTTGAACCACTGCCTCGCCACCATGAGCGGGGCCTTGATCTCAAAGGTCATTGCCGCATGGCGAAACGGGCTGGTGTGACCATGAAGTGCGAGGTACTTGATGAGCTTCTCGTCGCCCTCTGAGAACTCGCGGCTCTCCTTCATATAGGAGGCGCGAGCCGCATTGACGACAGAGAGGTCCGTGCCGAGGGTATCGACGTGCCGAACGTAGCCATGAGGGGCAATGTGTATTATGGTATCCATGGGGCCATTATACAGAGAGGGAGTGCCTCATCGCACGCTTGGCCTTCTCTAGCATGCTCTTGATGATCTGCCAGTCAAGGCCAAGGTCTTCGGCGATCTCTTGATAGCTGTAGCCATCTGCACGCATGATGAGGACTTGGCGAAGGTCTGGGCTTAATGCAGAAAGTGCACGTGTCATTTTTTCAGACATCGGCTCGGGGCCATCAATAAGCGTCGCTGGGTCCATGGCAGCGGTCATGCTGCCAGACATAGATGGAATGCCGACAGACGACACGTAGTCGTCGATGCTGTCCATATCTTCTGAGAGTGAGCGCTCTTCTAGGCTGTATATTTTTATGTATCTGTTTCTGCGACCTTCATCTCGAACAAGGTTGCTTGCAATTGTGTAGAGCCATGCATTAAAATAAAAAGTGCCGTCTCTGATTCCGGGCAAGCTAGCAATTGCTCTTGCCATTGTTTGCTGCACTATCGCTTCAGTAGCACTTCTGTCTCCGGTAAGCTTGAATACGTGCCTCATAAGGCCGGGCCTGAGGCGCTCGGAAAGGACACCAAACGCAGCCATGTCTCCAAGGCGTATTCTTTCAAGAAGTGCTTTCGTTTCTTCAGAAGAACTAGTCATGGATATTAGACCTATTGCTTTGCTGACTTGGCTTTTTCATGTTGGTGTCTCCGAGGCAGGGATTCAAAAGCTTATTCAGCTTCGTATTCAATATACAAAAACGGACGCACGCTGGGATGGCATGCATCTTGACAACAGGCTCCAGTTTGCGCGCTGGCTGTATCTGACTGGCAAGATCTCAGGCTGAGAGGCTACACTTGGGCCATGAGCAACTTTGTCCACCTTCATACTCACAGCGAGTACAGCCTTCTCGATGGCCTGAGCAAGCCGCGTGCCATGGCGGAGCGAGCCTCGGCCCTTGGACAAAAGGCCATGGCGATTACCGACCATGGCAACATGCATGGCGCGATTGTCTTTTACGATGCGTGCCATGCGGCTGGCATCAAGCCAATCATCGGCTGCGAGGTCTACACCGCAGAGGCTGGCGACAAGGATGCGGGCCACCTCATATTGCTCGCGGCCGACAGCACTGGCTACAGGAACCTGAATCAGATCGTGTCGCAGGCCAGCCTCACGAACTTTTATAGGAAGCCGCGTGTGAGCCGAGAGATGCTGGCCTCTTGGCGAGAAGGCATCATCGTGCTGAGCGGCTGCCTCAGGGGAGACCTTGCGCAGGCCATTATCAATGGAGGCGACCCCATCGAGGTGGCTCGGTGGTATCGCGACATTTTTGGCGACAGGTACTACATCGAGGTTCATGACCATGGAATCCCAGCTCAAGCAATAGTAAAGCAGGCCGCTGTCGAAATTGCAAGGACCGTTCGTTCTAGAATTGTTGTCGCTCAGGATAGTCATTTTGTAATGAAGGGCGACGGGCAGGCGCACGAGATGCTGCTTGCCGTGCAGACAGGTGGGAGGCTATCTGATCCGGGACGCTTCAAGTTTGAGGGCACAGGCTTTCACATTACCTCAGAGGCGGAGATGCTCGAAACATGGCCTCGCGAGTGGATTGAGGAAAGCGGCCGGATTGCGGACAGATGTGACCTGAAGCTAGAGCTTGGCAAGCAGGTCTTTCCAAAGACACCGGGCGTAGGCGATGATGAGCAGGGCACCCTAAGGGGACTTGCATATGCTGGCGCACAGGAGCGCTATGGGAGCCTCGCACACAAGGAGCGCCTAGACTATGAACTGGAAACTATTAGTCGCAATGGCTTCACTCGTTATTTTCTTATCGTTGCAGACATATGTCGGTACGCCAGAAGTGTCGGGATCAGGAATAGCGCACGTGGATCTGTTGGTGGCAGTCTTGTTGCTTACTGTCTTGGTATTGTGCCTGTAGATCCAATGAGGTTCGGCCTGTCATTTGAGCGCTTCTTAAACGATGGCAGAAGCCCAGACATTGACCTCGACTTTGAGGATGCAAGGCGAGGCGAGATCATTCAATATATTGCAGCCACCTATGGGCACGACAAGGTAGCGCAGATTGTCACGTTCTCTGAGATTGGTGGGCGCACGGCATTGCGCGATGTAGGGCGTGCACTGGGCATCGGCTCCGCTCAGATTGATGTATTGGCCAAGTCTGTGCCACTTGGAAGGCGCATTGAGGAGGCACTTGAGTCTCCGGCACTCAAGGCAATTGAGGGCAGCGACCTCATGCGCTACGCACGGAGGCTTGAAGGCACGATCAGGCATGCAGGCAAGCACGCGGCAGGTGTCGTTGTTGCCGACAGACCGCTGGTTGAGCGGGCGACACTGATGCGTGACAGTGCAGGCGTGATGCCGATGGTGGGCATCGACATGGCGAGTGCCGAGCGTGCTGGCCTTATCAAGTTTGATCTGCTGGGACTTAAGACACTGAGCACAGTGAGCCGTGCAGTGGACCTCATTGAAGAGCGCCACGGGCCTATGGAGCCGAGCATTGACAGGATTCCTGAAGATGAGACCCGTGTCTGGGAAATGCTTGGGCGCGGAGACTCAGTGGGTGTGTTCCAAGTAGAAAGTCCCGGAATGCGGCGCGTCCTCAAAGAGATGAAGCCTGCACGAGTTGAGCACCTGCAAGCAGCGGTTGCGCTCTACCGGCCGGGTCCGATGGATAGCATCAAGCCATATTGTGAGCGCAGGCATGGGAGAGAACAGGCCACGTACTTGCATCCTGCTCTTGAGCCAGTATTGAGAGACACATATGGCCTCGTGGTCTATCAAGAGGCAATCATGCAGATTGCGAATAGAGTTGCTGGAATGACTCCATATGAGAGCGACCAGTTTCTAGGAGCAGTGCGCAAAAAGAATCCAGAGAAGCTACGTATCTATGAGCCGAAGTTCAAAGCGGGACTAGAGGCCGCGGGTCTCAGTCGAGAGCAGATCGACAAGCTCTGGGCGGAGATCGTGCCATTTGCGAACTATGGCTTCAATCAGGCGCATGCTGCCGCCTATGGATGGCTTGCGTATCAGACGGCTTGGCTCAAGGCAGTCTGGCCACAGGAGTATTACACGGCGCTTCTTACTCAGGACTCAGCGGACCCTGAGCGTATGGCAATCATCTGCCATGATGCGCGGCGGCTCGGAGTGAAGATTCATGGACCAAGCGTCAATGAGAGCCTCGCAGACTTTAGCGTTGCAAGTGGTGGCGGCATCCGCTTTGGACTTGCTGCAATTAAATATGTGGGAGTGGCTGCACGAGAGGCAATTGTTGCGGCAAGGGCAGGCGGGCGGTTCACCAGTGTCGAGGACTTTAGGGGGCGAGTGACAAAGCGGGCGGTCAATAGCCGTGCACTTGAGAGCCTTGCCAAGGCCGGTGCATTTGATTGCCTAGGGAACAGGAGGCATGTGCTGGCAGCCCTTGGCATTGAAGCGAAAGATATGATTGCTCGGCTCTCATTAGAAAGGGAGGTCATGGGGCTGGCCGTGAGTGCCGATCCATTGGCCGCATGGGACTTTGTCGCCTTGGGGCGCGACACGACACTGGCCGAGGTCGGACCATTGCTCGACGAGGAGCTGTCGCCACAGTGCGTCGTGGCTGGCGAACTAATGGAGCGGCGAGACATCACTACCAAGACCGGGAAGCCGATGGCCATTATGATGCTGCGGGATGAGACGGCGACTGTCAGGCTCAGCGCATTTAGAGAGGCCATTGGCCGCTCGGGCCATGTACTGGTGCCGGGCAAGATCATCATGGCTCTGGCCACTCCAGATCGCTGGCAGGGCGAGGATAGCCTGCTGCTGTCCCAAGCATGGGAGCCAGACGCGGGGCTTGACATGGAGGCTGGATCCTAGTATGATCTAGGCTGGCCCACGGGCCAAGAAAGGAAAGAGACCGATGGCAACAGCCGCAGCGGTCAAGGCACCAGAGAGCAATCCTGAGGAGGGGCTGTTCTTCGCCAAGACCTTCAAGAACCCGAAAGGGGAGTTCACGCTCGTGCTCGATAACTACGAGCTTCGAGAGCACGTCAAGTACGGCACGAGCATCAGCCTGCGCTTCAAGATCGCCGACGAGGGTGAGTTCGAGGGGCAGTTCGTGAGCCTCACGATTTGGCCAAGCCCGAAGACGAAGCGGCTTGAGCCTTCGTATGGCGCGAAGCCGAATAACTTTGCTCGCGTGCAGATGGCGCTCATGGGCCGCAAGCTCAAGGACGGCGAGCCGGTGAACTTCAAGACGCTGCTTGCCTCAGGTGCGAAGATGCGCGCCTTTGTCAAGGAGGACGTGAAGGAAGACGGCAGCCGCTGGCCGAAGATCGACGTAGAGACCATGGAGCACGTGGCCTAGCACGTTCCTTCTCACATACGGCTACTTCAAAAAGGAGGAAGGGGTCGCGGGGGCGGCCCCTTACTTATCATGGGTAACTTCTTTGATCGCGCGCTAGAATATGTTGGGCGTGGGTGGTTCGTGTTTCCCGTCTGCTGGCCGAATGCAAGTGGCTCATGCGGCTGCGGGCGTGGTCATGAGAAGGGCGGCAAAGCCCCATTGGCCGATGGTGGCTACAAGTCTGCGTCCATGGACCTCGACAGGCTTGAGGAGTGGGACAGGCGCTGGCCTGATGCGAACATTGGCATTGCTCTTGGTGTAAGCGGCCTGTTCGTCATTGACCTTGATGGAGAGGCTGCGGTTGCCGAGGGACAGAGCCTTGGTCTTGGTGCCACTGCTTGGACAGTCACCGGCAATGGGCAGCACTGGTACTACTCAAGACCGGTCGGGTGCCAAGTCACAAGGTCTACAGGTCGTGGCCAGAGTGGCAAGATCGACGTGCTTGCAGACGGCGGACTCATTGTGCCTCCGAGTGCCCATGCTTCAGGCAAGGCCTACCAGTGGGGTCGCACGCCTGAGGCCTGCATGGGAGACCTGCCTGAGCCACCAGCATGGGCGCTAGAGACCTTGGCCGCACAGGTCAAGGCTCGTGTGCCGGTGGCTATTGGTGTGGGAGAAGTGTCTGCCATTGCATTGCCTGAGCCTCCTAGTGGGCTAAGCGAGGCGGCCCTGCGTGTCTGGGAGGGCGAGGGCTACGCCGAAGACAGGAGCCGTGCGCTGAGCAGGCTCAGTATGTATCTTGCGAATGCTGGCATGGAGTCGGGTCAGATTGCGGGTGTGCTCAAGGGATGGGATGAGGCCAAGGGCATCGAGTCTGGGCGTGGTCCTAAGTATGCGGGTCGTGCCGATGGTGACATGCGCTATGGCACGCTTGCGACCTCTGCCAAAGAGAAGGTAAAGGCACGTCCACAGGGCGACACAAAGGCCACGATCTATGTGCGCCTGTGTGAGGAGTTTGAGGCGCGCTGGCCGGGGCACATGCTTGTAGATGAAGCATGGTACGAATACAAAGGCGGCGTATGGGAAGAGATCAAGAAGTACGCGATTGAACTTAAAGTGCAAGAACTCATGGGTGCACAAATGAGGCCCAACGTGGTCTTTGGTGTGGAGCGCATGCTTCGGGGCAGGCTCAGCAAGCCAGCCGATGTATGGAGCGAGGCACCTGAAGTGATCGTGTGCCAAAACGGTGCGGTCGATGTCGAGACGGGCCAGTGCTATGGGCATGATCCGAGCTTTTTGGCAAGGCACAAGACATCGTACTTCTATGATCCAGAGGCGACAGCCCCTGTGTGGGAGGCATTTATTGCCGACAGGTTCGCACCTGATGTGGCCATGTGGCTTCAGGAATTTGCGGGGCTGTGCCTCACGAATGACATGAGCCATGAAGTTGCTGTCTGGCTCTATAGTCCGCCGGGTGCAGGGAAGTCTACGTTTATCACTGGCATGCAACGGGCGCTGGGGCCTGCAAGGTCGGGTCGGCTCTCATTGGCCGACATGGTTCGGAATCCGAGGTTTAGCCTTGTGAACATTCCGGGCAAGACACTCCTCGTGGCGGCTGAGCAGCCAAGCACGTGGGTCGATTGCAGCGATGTCATCAATAGCCTGATCTCTGGCGATACAGTTTCGATTGAGGCCAAGCATCAGAACATCTATGACGCGAGGCCAGTCTGCAAGATTCTCTGGGGCATGAATGAATTGCCGAGGCTACAGTCTGCGGCAGATGGAATCTTCAGGCGCGTCAAGATCGTAAAGATGGCGGCCATCGAGAAGCTTGATCCACGCATCAAGGACAAGATTGAGTCCGAAGGCGCAGGCATCTTGCGCTGGGCAATGGAGGGACTGAGGCGGCTCCGGCTCAGTGGCCAAGGCCTAGGGGCGAGAGTGCCTGCATCTATTGATGCGGCAGGCATGGAGTTCCGGCGCTCCAACGATGTGGTGTCCTCGTTCTTTGATGAGCGGATTGAGCGCGATGGTCAGTTGCGGGTGCAGGCCCAAGAGCTGTATGATGCCTACAATGCGTGGTGCCTGCGTAATGGCTACAGGCCAAAGAGTAGAAATACCGTGGGCCAAGAGTGGACACGCATGGGGCTAGAGGCAAAAGTTTCTGGGGGGCGTACGTATTACATCGGTGCGAAGCTTCGCGACATGGGGCTTCCAAGGGAGGACGAATGATCCGGGCAATGCTTGTGGGGCGTGCAGGCGTAGGCAAGGACACGGTTGCTGCGTTCATGAAGAAGCACGCAGGCGAGCCAGTGGCCTTGGCCTCGCTCGCTGAGGGCGTGAAGCTTCAGGTCGCTGCCATGCTCGACATGGCAATCGACAAGTATGGCGTGCCACGCGCGAAGCTCTGGCAAGGCAGCGATGAGAGTGTGATGCGAAACGCAAATGAGTCGAGGAGGCTGCTCAGGCCAATATGGCAGTGGTATGGTACGGACTTCGTGCGGAGCGCTGATCCGGGCTTTTGGATCAGGGACTTGCATAAGCGCACTGGCCATGTGCAGAACCTCATTGTGACCGATTGCCGCTTCAAGAACGAGGCAGACTATGCGAGGCGCAACGGACTCGTGCTGCTGAGAGTGGCTGGCCCTGATCGGCGCAATACACCAGAGGGCGACCCGGTCCTGAGGCACGAGAGCGAGCGGCAAGTAGATGACATTGCTTGCCAGTTCGTGATCGACAACGGGTGCACGCTCACTGAGCTTGAGGATTACGTGGCGTCGGCGGTGCTGCCGTTTGTGCGGCTGCACTCATTCCATGGAAAGGAAATTGCTAATGGCTTTTGATGGTTTGCGCAAGAAGGTGTTCCTCGACAGGTACGCACTGAGGGCAGAAGACGGCACAGTGGTCGAGGCAACCCCCGAGCACATGTGGAGGCGCGTAGCCCGAGGCGTCGCGCAGGTCGAGGAGCCGAAGAATCGCGCCCACTGGGAGGATGTTTTCTATGGCGCGCTTGAGGACTTCAAGTTCGTACCGGGAGGACGCATCCTCTCGGGGGCAGGCACCGGCCATGATGTCACGTACTACAACTGCTTTGTGATCCCGAGTCCTGAGGATAGCCGCGAAGGCATCATCAAGAATCTCGGCATCATGGTGGATCTCATGGCACGGGGTGGTGGCGTGGGTGTGAACCTTAGTAGCCTCAGGCCTCGTGGCTCATACATCAAGACAGTGAACGGGCGCTCAAGCGGCCCGTGCTCGTGGGCGGAGCTGTACTCTGTCGCGACAGGCGACGTGATTCAGCAAGGTGGCACGAGGCGCGGTGCGCTCATGCTCATGCTCAATGACGACCACCCAGACATCGAAGAGTTCATTAGTGTCAAGCGAGACCTCAAGAGACTCAATCACGCGAACCTGAGTGTGTGCGTGTCTGACTCTTTCATGCAGGCAGTCAAGGCTGATGGGCCTTGGGACCTCAAGTGGGATGGCAAGGTCTTGCGCACAATCAAGGCCGCAGACCTCTGGGCCAAGATCTGTGAGAGCGCATGGGCCTCAGGCGAGCCGGGCCTTGTCTGGATGGAGCGCTACAACAAGCAGGCCCCGACGTATTACTACGAGAATATCATATGCGTAAATCCTTGTGGGGAGCAGGGGCTTCCTGAGTGGGGTGTCTGCAACCTTGGGGCACTGAACCTTGCTGCGTTTGTCAATGATGGGGTCTTCGACTTCGTGGGCCTCGGCGATGTCACGCGAAGGGCCGTGCGGTTCCTCGACAATGTGATTGATAGCACGGGCTATTGGTACGAGGAGAACAGGCAGGCACAGCAGGAGGCCACGAGGCGCATTGGCCTCGGCACGATGGGCCTTGCTGATGCACTGATTGCCCTCAAGATTCCGTATGGCAGCGATGAGTGTATCGACTTTATTGATCGAGCATATGGAACAATTGCAACGCATGCGTACAGTGCGAGCGCAGACCTTGCATATGAGCGCGGCTCATTTGGCAAGTATGAGCGTGAGGCGTATGCGCGTGGCTGGTTCATGACCAACGTGCTCGACAGGAGTGTGCGCGCGAAGATCCATGACCTCGGGATCAGAAACGCCGTGCTTCTGACGCAGGCTCCGACAGGTACCACGAGCCTCCTCGCAGGGGTGTCGTCGGGCATTGAGCCGATCTATGACTTTGTGATGAAAAGGACCGACAGGATCGGCACGCACATCATCAAGCATCCTGCGCTTGAGGAGTGGGATGCGCAGGCAGGCGAAGGCCAAGAGTCACGTGGCATGCCTCCGTGGCTTGTGTCGGCCAATGATCTGGCACCCGAGGATCACGTGCGTGTGCAGGCGGCAATCCAGCGATGGACAGACAGCAGTATCTCGAAGACATGCAACGCACCACGCTGGCACACGGTCAAGGACGTAGAGACTCTCTACATGATGGCCTATGATCTTGGGTGCAAGGGGATTACGTACTTCCGTGACGGATGTCGTGAGGGTGTACTGAGCCACGTTGAGCCGGAGCCAGTGCCAGTGCCAGTGAAGGCCAAGGTGACGAGGCCTCAGGTTCTTGGCGGCAACACCGCGCGAGTGACCACGAAGCTTGGCACGATGTTCGGCACCATCGCAACATTGGATGATGGCTCGCCCTACGAGATGTTCTTGAATCTCGGGCGCTCAGGCTCTGAGACTTCCACATTCATGGAGGCACTTGGGCGGCTTGTGAGTCTTGTCTTGCAGGTCGATGAGCAAGGCCCTGAGGCGAGGTTGCGTGAAGTGCGGAACCAGCTCAGGGGGATTGGTGGCGTGCAGACAGGCGCATATGGGCTGAAGATTCGCTCAGTGCCTGATGCAGTGGCCGAGGTCATCGACCTGATTCAAGGCTGGGGAGTCGAGGCAGACGTGTTCATGCCTGAGCTTGCGGGGCCAAGGTCGAAGGTGGCCGCAGACCTGTGCCCTGAGTGTGGCTCGGCAAGCCTCATTAAGGAAGAGGGCTGCTCAAAGTGCTATAGTTGCGGCTACAGCGCTTGCTAGGGAACTCGCGGGGGGCTTCGGCCTCCCGCTCTTTTTGGGAGGCATCTTATGGCTAGGCCGCAAAGCTGTCCGGGCGGGCAGCATCAAATCACTTGGTTCACGCCGAGCCTTGGCATGTGCACGGGGCATCCGTGTGTATGGCGCTACGACGAGGGGCGCGAAGGCTGGGGGAACCTCAAGGGAGACTGGGGGGCGACGGCCGTCGAACTTGGCAAGGCGTTGCATCTCTTAATGAATGAGCCGAAGCCTGTGGAGGCCGCCCCATTGCCACGGCCTTCATTGCCAATGCCTGATCCAGACAGTGGGCGAGAGCTGCTTGTGCAATGGCGTGCGAGCATGAAAGTCAGTCAAAGGCAGGCCAGCGTCTTGCTCAAGATAAGTCGTAGCTTCATCGCAGACATTGAGTGTGGTCGCAAAAAGCTTTCACCAAAGCTCTGGGAAAAAATTAGTAATGCCACACCTTAGTTTCAGCCAGCTCACCACACTCTGGGGTTGCCCGGAGAAGCACAGGCGCACGTATGTGCTTGGGGAGCGCGAGGCACCAAGCCCCGCAATCATCATGGGACAGGCCGCGCACTCAGGCATTGAAGGCGCACTGAGGGCAAGCCAAGGACGCATGCCATTTGGCAAGGCAGGCGTAGTGGCAGAGGTCGAGAGACGCTGGCATGAACTTGCCAAGGGCGTGGTCGATTGGAGCGACGGGCCAAAGAAGCTTGAGCCAGAGACGGGGCTGGCCTATGCCAAGGCCATGGCGCAGGCACTCTATGAGCATGCAGTCCCTGAGGTGAGGCGCGGCTCTACGCACTGTGAGTGGCGCTTTGATGAGGACATTGCTGGAGAGCCGGGCTGGACATTTACTGGGTCGATTGACCACATGCGAACGGTGTCGAAGCAGATCATCATTGATGACTGGAAGACAACAAGCAGCCGCTGGAGCCAAAGCCGAGCAGACGCCAGCCTCCAAGTCGATGCCTACTACTGGGCGGTGAGGCGTGCTTTTGGCAAATTGCCGTCCAAGTTTGTGTTTCATGTGGTGACTAGGCCGAAGCTCGTCAAGGGGCCGAGCGGCACGTTTGAGCTTGGTGAGTGCTCATATGATTCGTATGAGACAAGCCGAGAGCCGGGGGCAATTGACCTGTTTGAGAAGCGCATAGGCCTAGGCGTGCAGTACATCAAGCGCATGCATGACGCAGAGGCCATGTCTGATCCGAGGACCGACTGGGAGTATCACAAGTACTGCTCGTTTAAGAAGCATTGCACGCCGTGGGAGCTTGGCACGCTTGGGAACGTCATACTCTAATGCGCACGGCAAGGACTGGACCTGCGGATGACCTAGCAGACGGAATTGTCTACAGGTCCACGTGGGAAAGGAACATTGCTCGGTACTTGCGCTACATGGGTATTGAAGCCAAGTATGAGCCGAAGCGCTTCTATTTTCCGGGAAAGGCATGGAGCGAAAGCTACTTGCCTGACTGGCGGCTTATGATTGAGCCGCCACCGGGTTTCAGTGAAGTCTACATAGAACTCAAAGGGTGGCTCGACAAGAAGAGCATCAGGCGCTTGAAAAACATGCGGGCATACTATGGGAAGCGAGGCATCTTGTGTATACTTATTGATGAAGACTCTTATGCGAGGATAGAAAATGACTATGCAGAGCGGATCAATGGCTGGGAGGGAAGCTCCATACGAAGGCAGCGGACTTCAGTCGAACAACTCGGCGAAGGCCCCGTTTCAAGTGAGGGCGAGGCTCAATGAGGTCGATGCCCTAAGAGAGCGAGCAAAGGGCAAGAGCTACGAAAAGGTTGGCGAAGCACTGGGGCTAAGCAAAAATGGCGCGAGGAAAGCAATCTTACGTGGGCTGGAGATCCTCAAGACTGAGCGCGAGGACATTGTTGTCGAGTATGCAGGCGTACAGCTTGAGCGCATGAGGCTTGCACTTGAGGCAATCATGCCGCGCGTGGAGGCAGGTGACCTCGACGCAATTGAGACCATGCTCAAGATAGAGACTCGGACTGCGAGGCTCTTGGCTCTTGATGCACCGGCCAAGTACCCCGAGGATGCAGACGGAAGGCCGATCTTGCCGGGGGTCACAGTGAATATCGCACAGAGTCTCGACGGCCTAAGCGAGGCACAGCTTGAGGCACTAAGGCTTATTGGTGTTGGCGGAAGTGTAATTGAGCATGAAGGGTCTTACAGCAGCGCAGATTCGGGAAGAGGCGGAGAAGGCATTGGCACGGAAGAATCTCCTGCACTTTACGACAAGGACTAAGCCCGGCTACCAAGTAGGACGCATCCACTGGCTCATTGCACAGACACTGATGCTGGTGGAGGCCGGTGTGCTGGACCGTGTGGCAATTCAGATGCCACCACGGCATGGCAAAAGCGAGCTGGCCTCAGTGCGGTTTCCTGCTTGGTATTTGGGTCGGCACCCTGATAAGCAGTTCGTTGCGGCGAGCCATACACAGGACCTTGCCGATGAGTTCTCGGGGAAAGCAAGAGATGTCGTCAAGAATGAAAGGTGGCCGTTTCAAAGTGTGAGGCTCGCCGGGAATGCGTGGGCAGTTCGGAGATGGAAAGTCGAGACTAGGCAGCAGCATCGGTGGGCTGACCTTGGTGGTGTGTATGTTCCTGTTGGCGTTGGTGGTGGCCTCACTGGCAAGGGTGCTGACATACTAAGTATCGACGACCCGGTCAAGGACTGGGTGCAGGCCGACAGCGAACTCATTCGCGAGAGCCACTGGTACTGGTATCAGTCTGTTGCAAGCACGCGGCTCATGCCGGGGGCGGCTTGCATCATGACACTTACACGGTGGCACCAAGATGACATTCTTGGGCGTGCACTCAAGGTTGCGTCTGAAATTGCAAATGCGGATCAGTGGTTTGAGATCAAGATGCCAGCCCTTAGTGAAACAAATTTTGTTCATGCAGATATAAACGTGCCAGACAAGTTAGCAAATGAAGCAGGAATTGATGCAGGCCTTAAGGAGCCTGAGGTCCTATTCAAGAAGCTATGGAGCCTATGCAAATGAAGCTGTCAGTGGTGCTGCACGACAAGGGGCCTGCACTTGATCCGGTGAGATGGCCAGAAGAAGATATGGAGAGGCGCAAGGCCTCTAGCGTGGGGCGAGTGTGGCGCAGCCTTTATCAGCAGGATCCTACTGACATTGATGGCAACCTGTTCAAGGAAGTCTGGTGGCAAATCTATGAGACGCTGCCGAGCTTCGTGCGGGTGTGCCTTTATGTTGACAGTGCATACAAGGCTGGAGTGAGCAGCGACTATAGCGTGGGCGCACTATGGGGCAAGTGCTACAATGGCAATGCGTGGCTCATTGATGTGAGGCGCGCGAGGCTTGAGTTTCCTGAGCTGGTCGAGTTTGTCATCAGCATGCGAGAAAAGCATATGAAATATAAGCCACCAGTAATTGTTGAGGACAGGTCATCGGGTCAGGCCCTCGTGCCGATCTTGAGGAAGCGCGGGGTACTTGCCATGCCGTGGAAGCACAACATCAAGGGCCTTAGGTCAAGCGCATCGAAGATTGCACGGATGGAGGCGATCACCCCGCTTGTGGAGGCCGGGCGTGCATGGATTCCGGCGCGAGCACCATGGCGAGACGACTGGCTGGCGGAGCATCGGGCCGTGCCGACCGGGGCGCATGACGACATGGTCGATACGACCGTCATGGCCCTCGATCACTTGCTCGGCACTGTGGCCCTTGAGGCCGGGCCGAGCCTCCCATTTCGCGACAAAGATGTGCCTGTGCTTGCCCCTATGGCCGCCGTCAAGAGGAGGCGCGACAGCGAAGAGGACGAGGAGCTAGAACGATGGCGGCAGGCTGGGCTGCTCTAGTGGCAGTGGGCCGGGGCCTTGTGGTGCTAGGGCTTGAGGCTCTAGTGACGGCAATGGCACTGGGCCTTGTGGTATGGGCGCTTGTGGCATGGGGGCTTCTGGCATGGCTGGTATGGGAGGCATGGGAGGTTGCTCTGGCGCTGGCAAGCTAGGCAGGGGCGGGAGTGGCTCGCTCAGGAATGAGGCCGGGGATGCAAGGCTCGTGGCTGGCGGCATGAGGTCCTTCTTGAGCTTGATGGACTCGCGAGTGAGCTTCACGAGTTCGCCGACACTCAGGCCAGCGAGGATGGCTTGGATCTCGCTGTCATTGGGCTTGTCGTAGCGGGTGAGCTTCTCAATGGTCTCGGCCTTTGTTGCGCGGGTGGCCCCAGCGGGCGGCCCTACGGCTGCGGTGACCACGCCTTTGTTGGCCACCATGAGGCTACTCAAGTCTGTTTTTAGCGCGTCGAGTTCCCCGGCGATTCCGAGCAATTTGCTCTTGCGCCCCACTTTGTCCATGATGCTCTGGTAAATCATTGTCTTGTCCTTGTTCTTTGATGTATGCCAATGCCGTGCTTCCACTAAGGAGCGCTGCGGTAAACGGGCCGTTGCGCCGCAGTGTGTCGAGGAGTGTACTTGAGAGCTGAAGGATCACTTCGTCTTCAGTAGGCTCGGAGCCTAGCCTGAGGCCGCCGATTGCGTCGTAGGCCGCGTGCCATGCCTCATGCCAGAGTGTGGCGCGCATGTGGTCTTCGGACTGCTCGGGATTGATGACCACATGGCCACCGATGCAGTCGGTCAGCCCCGCCACGACAAGGCCTTGTGCAGGGGCGTCTGGATCGGAGCTGATCTTTTCCTTGAGCATGATGTCGCTGCATGAGACTCGCCATGTGATGGGGCCGCAGTCAAAGGCAAGCACGTCAGATACTTTCATTGTCATAGTATTAGAGGGCCTTTATGGTGATGGGGTCTGCAAAAGCAGGCTCAAGGGCATCGGGGTTCACGAGCAAGTCAAGGTCGATGCCTTCAGCGGCTGCGAGCCTGTGGAGCCTACTTTGTGCTGGTGTGGGGGCGGGAGGCGGAGGCGGGGGCGGGGGCGTGTATGGCTCATGCGGTGCGAAGACGGGCTTGAGGGCTTCATCGACGACCGCGATATTTTTGAAGCCATAGACATGTGCGAGGGCTTCGAGCCTGTCGGCCACCGCGCATGCACGCTCTAGGCTCAGGCCCGGCTGTCCAAGTGTGGGGCATGTGTCGGGTCCTTCGGGCGAGGCAAACGAGACACGCCATAGGGCACGCTTGGCACGGGCCTCAAGCGCACTAAGAGTCTTCAGGTCCATAGGCTCTAGAGGCCTCCGAGCGTGGGGGCGACAGGTTGCCCCGAGCGCTGAGCACTAGAGGCCATATTCAGGCCACCAAATGGGGAGGTCTGCGGCGTGGGGCCACCGAGCGCTTGGCCGAGGGCCTGCTGGCCGCCGGGGCCTCCGCCCATGGTTGTGCCAAGGCCGGGGGCTGGCGTGCCGGGTGGCGCGATGGCCTGCATGAGGCCAGCCATCCCCGGTGCGCCGCCGGGAATGCCACCTTCGCTTGGTGGGATCACGGCGCCGGGCTGGCCGGGAATGAGGCCACGGGCCGCGAGTTCTTGCTGCAAGGCGGCTGGAGCGAGCGCAAGGTCTGCGGGACTAAGGCTCGTGAGGCCCTTGGCTGCTTCGACATCTGCGCGCTTCATCGTAAGCTCGGCGTCTTGAATGGCCTGTGCCGTGAGCCACTGCTGGATGTCAGGGCTGTTGAGGAACCGCTGGAGGAGTGCGGCGCGCCGATGGCGCTCAGGGTTCTCAAGGCCGAGCCAGCGACTGAGGATCCAGTCCTTGTCGATGTCGAGCCAGCCATTGGTGGTGGCCTGTGCGAGCTGGATGCCTATTTGGG